GTTAGGGGTGATGGCTCCCGCACCGCCGCCGCTGTTTTTATCCAGCACATCCAGCTCATCAAACTTCGCCAGTGCGCCGTCCGCTGCGCTGCCTGCCGACTTTGCAGCCTTGGCATACTTGCCCATCGCTTTGGCCGCACTCTGGCTCGCCCCTATGGACTTGCCGGTCAGGAAAGACACAAGCTGGGCGATGTAGTAAAAGGCGGTTGCTGCTGCATTGGCTATGGCCGTGAGAGCCGGAAGAATCGCCTGAAGCAACGGTGCGGCTGCGGTGGATGCTGCGCCCTGCAGGCTGCCGAGCGCGGCTCTCAGCGTGGCCGAGGAGAGCGCGGCAGAACCCATCCATTCGGTGGTCTTCCGCAGTCCTGCGGAGATCAGGTTGAACACCAAAGCCCCGGAGACGATGCTCATAAGGCGGTTGCGGAATCTGGCGAGATTCTTGCTGCTCTGTGTGAGCTTGGCTCGCACACCGTCTACGGCCCTCTGCAGGGTGCCGAAGACTCGATCGCCGAGACCTCCGACCGTGCGCAGGGCATTGTTGAGGGTACCAGACAGCGCTTTGTTTAATCCGGTGATTCTGCCGGAAAGTAGTCCAGCAGAACTAGATGAACCGGGCACGGAACTTCCTTTAGGCGACTTAGCGGCTATCGCATGTTCACGCGCGGCTCTGCTCTCTGCTGCCTGAGCGGCTTTATCTTGAGCGTTTACCGCTTTCTGTGTTTCTGCAACAATCCTCTCAGCATGCTGTGTGGCCGATTCGTCTACAGTACCATACGCTTTATTTTGCCGATTCTCGATTTTGGCAAAAGATGATTCTATGGCATCGGCTTGCTTGTTAAAATAGGCCTGCATGTCATCTTCGCCGCTAAGATGCTGAATTAGACTTTTTTGCTGATTTACGGCATCGTTTTCTTGATTTAGCTGTGCGGTAAGCGCTGCATGACGCTTTTGCAGGCCAGAAATAGCATCGCCTTGTGCATTGTAATCCGATTCAATCTCAGCAACTTTGGCATCTTGCTTTTCAAGATCATTGAGGAGTTTTTGGTTTTGATTCAGGAGAGAGGTTTCCCCCTCCATGCGAGACTTAAGAACATCTTGCACTTTTGAATCACTCAGGCCGGGGTATTCCGATTTAATATCAGCAAGATGGGATTTTTTGGCATTCTCTAGCTGTGCGTTCACCTTTTCAAGAGCAACGGCAGTATCATCAGCGTTTTGGCGGGCTTGATTTAAGCTGTCGCCTAATGCGCTACGCTTTGTTTGCGCGGAATTTAACTGCTTATCTAAATCACCAATCTGCTTTGATGTGCTCTTGACCTTTGCCTGTAACGCTTTTAAGTCGGATTCTGCGCCCTTTTTGTTCAGGCGGGCATCTATTGTGATTGACCCATCTGCCATTGAATCAACCTCCTCTCTTTGACTTTGTTAGAGTTGGATTATGAATTGAGTAACGCAAGCAAGCGCTCTTTTTCTGCCCTATTCTCCGCGCTTTCAGGAGCGTGGATTCTGATGATTCGATCGTTCTCTTTGGCAAATTCCTGTTCGCTCTTATCAAGTTTTTTTCCGTGAGCCCTTTTATATCGAATACTTACGACTTGAGCAAATAGCCCATATCCGATACCGTAGAAAGCTCCGAGAAATTCCCACCAATGCAAATACTCACATCGGCGGCAACTGTACCCCAGTACTTTATCAACAGCAGGTGCGATTAAGGCCGCATCTTGTTCCCAATCTACAATTCGAGGACGTGGAATTGTAGAGTCTTCGGGTTGCCCGCCATTGATAAACAAAAACGCTGCCCGTAACGCAGCATTTGCGTCGGGCAGCGCTTGCCATTTTGGGTATAGAATTTCAAGGCAGGCAGCGTACTGTTCCTGTTGAGTCATTTCCGGGTCTGCTAACGCCGCAAGGGCATCAAGTACAGCTCGGAAATCAGATCGGATGGCAAAATTCTGACCATCTACATCTACGGTTGTGGGCAGCTCCCAAGCGCTCACGCCTTCTGGCCGGGGGCCAGACCCTTGGCCGTGTTCGTGTAGGCATCAGCGTGTTTCTGCACACGCATCTGGCTGGCCTTGATGGCCTTGCCGACCGCATCCTCAATGATGGGGACAGCGGCTTGGAGGACTTTTTCAAAGACCATGGAGCCATCGGGGAGCAGCGCTAGGGCAGAAACCCCTTTGAAGAACACCGAGGAGGCATCGCTGCCGAAGATGTAATTGACCTGTTCCCTGATGAGCTTGTCGGCCTCGATGATCTTATCCACGTCTGCGTCTGCATCCGATGCCAGCCCATCGGCCAGCTGCTGAATGGCACGGCGAGCCTCCTCCAGTCGTGCCGCAATGCCAAAATCCGCAGGGTTGACATAAATCGTGCCCAGCAGGGTGTCATCAAGGTCTTTGACCTCGTAGCTTTTAAGGCCTCTGTCGATTTTCAGTTCCATTGTACACCTCCGTTATGCTTAGGCCTCGGTGAAGGCCTTCGTGCTCGGGTTGAATGTACCCGTGGTCTTCACGCCAGTGTAGTGGATGTTGAACGGGATCTGGTAACCAGTGGTGTCGCCGCCGTAGCTGGAAACCTCGATGTAGCACTCCTCGCGCACAGCGGGAAAAGCGCCAGATGCCTCCTCGTTCCAGAGCTTGACCTCCACAATGTCGGTTTTGAGGTCGTCCAGAACCATGTTGCCATCAATGATGGCCTGCAGCTTCTCAAACAGGGGGTCGCCCTTTTCGGCGTAGTAGGGGCTGACTTCGCCCTGCTTCTGGTAGCTGTCGATCGTCACGGACGTGTTACCGAGAATGTTTTGCTTTTTCTCGACATTGGCACTCAACTCGGGGGAATACTCCTCCAAATCTTTGCCAAGGCGTACATACTCGGCGGTGCCCTCACTGTCGTTTGCAAAATGGGCATTCAGATAGTGCGCCATGTATTTGCGTTCGATCTTCATATTCAGTTTCTCCTATATGTGATTTGTATCTGAATCTGATATTTTGCGCTATCAACACCAATCTGCGATGGATACGCGGTCAGTGTGGGAACGATAGCGCAAACCCGACCCTCCTCTATGCAGGGGTAGTTTCGGGCATTGTTCTGCTCTACCATCCACGCAATCAAACCTGTATAAAAAGCGAGATTGTCGGAGTTTTGTTTGACATCGGCCCCAAAATTCTCACGCGTAGCAAAAATATAGTTTTGAGTCTGCTTATCATCCAGAACATAATCTCCGAGGATGTTCTCATGGTAGGTCAGAGTGGATGGTGATGCGTAAATGGCGTATTCGGTTGGGTTTTCGCCGAGGTAATCAGCACCAAATCGTTTGTTTTTAGATAGCAGCGGGCATTGCCTAAACCACTTCCGGATTTCCTCAGTGCTATTTGATACCTGCGGCATTTTTTGCCTCCCTTACAATGTCATCGATGTGATCGGCTTTCATTCGTTCGGCCCAAAACGGCCCGGCTAGAGCGTTTTTATCAGTTTTGTACTGAATTGCTCTGCCAGTGGGAGTTTTTCTCTCGCCGGGACGAGAGAAAAATCGTGTAGGCGTTCCACTGTTGTCATCAAAAACGGGAATATTCGGGCCATAAACTTCGCCCCTGTACATATAATGCGCATAAGGGCCGGGGTACACGATGATGCCAGAGCCAATATCAGATGCGGCGTAGGGGCTTTTTGCAAGCATAAATGTGTCCGCAGGAGTGTAATCCATGCACCATCGTATTACCGCGTTATCAATGACCTTTTGGACAATTCCATGATCTCCAAAGCCATGGTTGGTAAGAATAGTGTTTATGCTATCGAAATCAAACCGCGAATCTACTGACAGTTGCATTAAGCACCTACAACTTTCCAATGCTGCGCCTGCGGGGCGCGGCGGTTGTCCGTGACCTGCAGGATGGTTGCGGCCTCAGAGTAGGTGTCATGGATGGCGGCGGGGCGCAGGCCCTCAGTGCCGACGCCCAAAACCACAAGATCGCCAGCGGCCAGTGTGAAAGCGGCGGCGGGGTCATCAGTGGCGGCGTACTGCTTAGGGGGCAGATACGCCTTGCCGCCGAAATCCGCATCCGTGGGGATGCGGATTGTGACCTTGTTTGCCGCTTTCAGCCCTGTGCTGTCAACGGTGGTCGCATCGGAGTTGAACCAGTGAACGCCCCGGATGATGGTACGCTTGTAAACGTCGCAATCCTGTTCCGGGTCGAATCGCCGATTGTAAAGGGTGATGGTATCATTGCAAAGCTGCATCTTACCTCACTCCTCTATACAGCAGGGGAACGCCGTAGTCATCCAGCTCGCCGTACAGCATATCCGCCGCAATGGCGTTCATCTGTTTGGCTGCCTCCTCGGCGTTCGGCACGTTCCCATGGTTTTCGGTGTAGCCATCCGTGTTGAACGATGTGATTGTGGGTGATGTGACTTGTGCCACTGCGCCGACAACACTTTCCATTTGCGCCAGCGCAAAAACGCAGAGCTTGACCGCTCGCGGAATCTCGGTCATGTTCTGGACACGGGAATCCGTCAAGCGGTCAATGCGTTTTCTGCAAGCGCATTCCAGCGGAGGCCACGCAGCGGCATCAACGGTGCCGCCTAAACCTATGTATTCTTCATAAGTAAGGTACATATCGTGTGCCATGTGTAAACCTCCTAAGTGGCTAGAGATCAGGCCAGAGACAGGATGCGGGCGATGGGGATAGCCTTGCGGGCAATGTACTGCTTGCCCTCGGCCTCGTTGGAGTTCACCAGTTCCCAGTTTTCGCCGTCCTCCAGCTCGTCATCGGTGGGAGACAGGCTCTTCATCTTGGCCTTGGTGAAGTTGATGCCGTAGGGGGCAAAGCACTTGCGCTGACGGCCATAGAGAGTGTCCTCGCCGCCGTTGGTGTGGGGATCACGATCCATCTCGTAGGGCACCTTAGCGCCGCAGTCGGTGTACTCGATAGCACCGTCGCCCAGAACGTAGGTGGTGTAACGGGTCTGAGACACCTTAGCCACGCCTGCGGTGGTCTGAGCGGCAGCGGCCTTGACAGTGCCATTGACGGTCACGACAGGCAGCTTGCCCTCGCCGCCGAAAATCTGCTTGAGAGTAACGACAGCGCCGGAAACGGTGACGATGAACTTGCCCTCATACTGGGCAGACAGCACGGTTTTCAGAGCCTGAGCCTCAGCAGCGGCATCGCCGGTCTTGAGGGTCTTGTTGGCGGTGGAGGTGGATGTGGCAAAGGTATAGGTCTGGCCATCCACGGTGATGGTGTCGCTGTTCACGCCAGCAGTGCTGACAGTGATGGTGTAAACGCCCTGCACCTCCATGGTGGTGACAGTTTCCACGGCGGGCATGGTGTCGTCAACCAGAACAGCGCGGCCATTCAGGGTGCCAATCTGCAGCTCACGCTCGATACCGTCCTTGTCGGTGTACTTCATGTACGCCAGCAGCTTGAGATTTTCGAGGCCAGTTGCAACGGCAGAGTGCATGATAGCGAGGCTGAAAGCGCCCTTGTTATCACCGCAGGCACGCTGCATAGCGGTGTTCAGGGATGTGCCGTCCATCAGGCCCAGAGCGCCCTCGGAGTTGGTCTTGCCGGTGACATCGTAGGTGTGCTCACGGACGAACTTCACGCCCTCAGCATCTTTCATAGCGAAGATGCCGGTCAGAATCTTGATGATGGTGGCCTGATCGACTTCCTCCCAGTATTCACCGATCTGAGATGCGACGTCAGCGAGAGTATCCTCGCCGCCGGTGATGTCGTAGGAGAAGTCGCGCTCAGTCCATGCCTGCGCGCGGCCCACGACAACGCGGGAGTGGGAGAAAGTCTTGGTGGGGTTGCTGGTGATGTTGGTAGAGCCGTCATAGTTCTGGGGAACCGCGCCGCTGATGATGCCGCGCAGGGGAATGGTGACGTAGTTGCCACCGACCTGATCGCTCATGGAGTCGGCGATGTCCTGACGCTTTTTGATGGCGTGGGACTTAATCAGCTCGTTGCGATTCAGGTTGAGAACGCGGTCAACATACTGCTTGAACACGTTACCATTGAAGTTTTTGGAATCAAAGATTGCCATGTGGTTTTGCCTCCTATTGATTTTTTAGGGGTTCGGTTGGTGTAGCTCGATCAGTCGAAATCGGGCACGAAGTTGGGATCGGCATTTGCTGCCGCCATCTGCTCGGACAAGCTCATTTTGTGTGTGCCCCCATCGGGCTTTGCCGGAACGGTGATAGACGGGCCTTTCTTGGCCGGGGCAGGTTCGTCAACGACAAAACTGCCGGGGTCGTCAGTTTTGTACTGGGTCAGAAACTCGTCGTAGCCCTGCATCTTGCCGTTCTCGTCCTGCTTAAACTGCTTGGCGATGGCATCCGCGATAAACTGCTTTTTCGCGGCATTGGAGCTGAACTTGACCTCGCCCGCCTTTTCGCGGATGGCAAATTCATACGCCTGTGCGGCGATTTTCTGCTCCCACTCCTTGCCGTCATTCTCGCGCTGCTGACGCAGTGCCGCGAGATCGGACTGAACGGATGCCAGCTTGTCAGCATCGGTCTGTGCGGCGGTCAACTTGGTCTGCAATTCGGCCATGTCGGTGTCACGCTGCTTGACCTGCCCCTGCAGGTCGGAAATCTGACCCTGCAAGCCTTTGACCTTGGAATCCATCTTATCGCGGCTGACGTAGGAACCGTCCGCGATATTGGCGAGTTTCAGGCCCGCCGCGCTGATCTTTTCGGTCAACTGGTCGTAGGTCAGCGCCTCGCCCTCAGAAAACAGATTTTTGAGCAATTCCATAAGATTGTCCTTTCGCCGCGATCGATTTAGCTTATAATCGCGCGGCCACTCCGCGCACGTCGCGCCATCGCATTTATTTCCCTGCAATGCCGGGTATTTATTTATCAGCCAAAACGGCGTGATAACACAGAAAAAGCGCCGTTTCAGGCGCTTACCTTTATGGCACTAAAGCCATCCACTGCCATGCGGTCACGGCGCTGTGACAGCCCGGATTGCTTGGCAATGAGATTATATCGGGCGCTTAGGGTGTTGATGTGCTGCTGTGCCTCACGGCGCAGGTCATCGTCGCCAGCGGCCCGCGCGGCAATGGCAACGTCTTTCCAGCGGCGGGTATCGGTTTCAATTTTTCGCATCATCTGCGAACACTGATAGAGGGTCAGGCCCTCTTTGTTGCCGATAGTCACGCCCGCATGGTTTGACATTATCCATGCCGCCAGTTGGTGGTCGGAGTATTTGCGCACTGAGTATTCGGTGCTGAACGGTGCGGCAAAGTGCCCGCAGTTCCACTCGCCGATAGGGCGCTTGAATCCTGCAAAGTGATGACCGTCCACATCCACGCAGGCCATGCCCGCCTGCATCTTAGCGTATTCGGCCAGCAGGAAAACGTGGCCCTGCACCGGCTCGTGGTCGGGGGCGCTGTTGAGATGCGCGGACAGCTCCACCGCATCATAGCCCAGCGCTTTGCCGATTTCGTCGGCGCTGTGCTGGGCGATTTGGCAAGCCCCGTCAATGATGTTCTGACGGGCGGCGGTATCAAGGCGGCGGTGATAACCGCTTGCATACTGCACCTGCATCCCTGCCCAGCCTATATCTTTGATGGTCTGCCGCATAGCCGATTTGTAGTCGGTCATGCCGGTGGACACGCTCAAAATGGCCTTATCTATGGCCTGTTGGTAGGGCACGGATATGGCCGTAGTGTTGGACAGGTTTTGCAGCGCCCCGGAGGTCTGCGCGGCGATGTTGCGCGTATACTGTATGAGCCGCTGATTCTCCTCACGGGGCAGCGGATGCGCCGCCAGCGCGGCTTTGAATCGCGGGTCAGTAAAGTTATCCTGCAAGGCAGTGTTGTACACAACAGCCATCTGCTGCTGTGTCAGCCGGGTTGCAGCTTGGAGCTTACCGGAAATATCGGCGATGTCTGCACCCATTTCCAGCATGACCGTGTAACGGTGTATGCTGGTGGGGTTCATCTCACCGATTTTCTTTATCTGGGTCGCTATTTTCTGGATGAAATACAGATTGACTTCATCCAGATTCGCAATCATTTTGCGAACAGCGGCATCAAGCTCTTTTTGGGTCAGCACGGGTCATCACTCCTCGCCGAGGCCACTCCCGAACGGTGTAGCCGGGTTGCTCCCATCCTGATCGGCACCGCCGCCATCATCCGTGGGAACGGTGACATCGCTCTGGTCGGGGTTGGGCTGCTGGATAGCCATAGCGGCCTGCATTTCGCTGACTTTTTCCTGCTGGACTTCCTGCAAGGCCTTTTCGGCCTGTGCGCGGGTTTCGCCAAAGAACCACATACGCATCTCGATTTTGCTCATCATGCCGTTGTTGAGCAGGAGGAGCCGCTGCTGCAACTGGGTTTCAGTGTCGGCGATAACGGAATCATCCCAATCGAACGACACCTCATATTCACCAGCAGGGGCGAGGTTGTACAGGTCAGCATACTTGTCCATCGCCCGCACGACTTCTCGCAGCGCCCGCTCAAGGGCCTGCTGGTTGTCGGCAATGGTGGTATAGGTACGATTGCGCAGGATGGTCAGCTCAGTGGCCGTGCGGGCCTCTGTGTTGGCATCGGAGAGGGTGCCACGGGCCAGCCCGGACTGATCTTCAATCTTCATCAAGATTTGGTTCAGACCCGCCACAAGGGAACTATCGCGCAACTGCGGGGCAAACACATGGTAGGTGTCATCGCTGCCCAGATCAACCGCACGGAACAGGCGCTCGTTCAGCTTGGGAGTTTCCATAGCCTTTGCGCCGTTACGCATAACGCCGTCAATGGGCCGCAAGGCCATCGGGTCAACGTCAACGGCCATTTCGCCGCCCTCGAACTCCCACAGCAAGCGGCTGTACTGTGTGTCAGCCTCTTTGATGGTGTCCATGCTCTTAGCGAATACTGCCACGCCCATGGGGGAGATCGGGTCAACGGTGTTTGCCGAGGCCACGCGGAACCATCCGAAAAGCTGCCCATCCACATTGTTGACATAGACCACTGGCTTGAGGTCTTTCCACTGCGATACTTCCGTCAGAGCGATTTCCTTGCCGAGAGCATCACGGGAACTGGACTTAAATGCCCGCTGGGTGATTTTGATTTTGTCGCCCTCAACGGTGTGCCGCTCAAGGCGGGAATAGTAGGTTTTGCCCTCCGAGAACACATCGCGGAAAACGACATCGGACAGGTCGCCATCATCGCCGAAAGCGATGGGGTACAAATCCCAATCGGGGGTATAGTCGAAATAGATATGCCCGCCACGGACATACGGCTTTATCGTCATGCCGCCCGCAGCGCATCCGATCTCGGTTTTGCTTCGCAGCTGTGTAGCCAGCTTTTCAAACTCCTTGCTCAGAAACTCCGAGCGCGGGTTGGTGATGTCCTCGCCGGTGCTGTCATCCTTGCCCGCCGTGATGCTCCACTTAAATTCGAGCGTGACCTGCCGGGAAATCTCGGATGCGATGAACGCGGGGATGTTGAGGGTTTTGACCTGCTTACCCTTGTAATTGGGCTTGTCCAGATAGGCCCGGTGCCATGCTTCGAGAGCAATCTGCATCTCCTGCGACAGCGGCGTGTCGATGTTCTCCACCTGCTGGATATTCTGATACGGAATCACTCTGCCTAACACCTGCCTTATCATGGTATAGATACTTGAAAAAATAGACATGGGCTGTACCTCACAGGCCGCGCCGTTTCCAGACTGGATTGAGCGCGTACCGCACACTGTCAATGCTGTGGTTGTCCTTATCGGGGTATTGCCCGGTCAGTTCATCGTCTTTGGTGCGCTCGTATTCGTATTCGGCGAACTCTCGCGCCGTTTCCGGGCATCGGTTGGGATCAACAACGATTTTCACCAATGATTGCAACCATTTCATGCTGTACCGCACGGAATCCGGCCCCTTTTCAGTGGGGCGGATGGATGCGCCGTAGGCTTTCAAGTCCGCAATGGATTTCGGCTCGGCGCTATCTGCAATAATGAGGTCTTGCGATGTTACGTTCTTTTCTTTCTGTAGACGCTGCCAGAAAACCTCATTCGGGGTTTTGTTGCAGCGCAGTTCATCGAAAATATAGAGCGTCATCTTCGAGGGGCGATAGCACATCTTGCTCCAATGGTTGGGGTCGGGATACCAGCCCCAGTCGATGCCCTCGTAGATGTAATCAAACGACGCGATTTCGGCGTCGGTGATTTCTCGCAATTCAAGGTTGCTGAACACCTCGCCGCCCGTGCCCGTGGGGATGCCCAGATACTCATGTTCATAGGCGCGGGGGTTGGTTTGCCGCAACAGCTCCGCATCATCAAAGAACATCTGACCGAGCCATTCAGGCGGCACGGTCAGATAAGTGCTGGAATGAACCAGCCTATCGGGGCGCTGGACAAGCGCCTCCTGATTCATAAAGTTGTTCAGGGTGATGGGCGGGTTGAACGACATGAAGATCCAAAACTTAGAGCCGCCACGGTTGGTAGATTGCAGCACGTTTCGGATTTCTTTCATCCCATCGAACGTGTCCGCTTCTTCAAACCATGTGATGGCGCAGTACCCTTTGGGGAATTTCAACGATTTCAGCTTCATCGGGTCATCAAGACCACGAAAAAGAATCGTCTGCCCGGTGCTTTTCCGGGTAATGCTCATGGGGGAAACATGACAGATAAATTCGCTGTCAAGACCCAGCTTGTCAAGGGCAAAGACCATCTGGCTGTAAACGGAATCGCGCAGGGTGTTGGCGGTCTTACGGAATATGACCGCATTGCAAGCCTCGTTTCCCGGTTGAACCATAATCAGCGGGATAGCAAAGCCGATAAAGGATGATTTCAGCGAACCGCGCCCGCCCTTGAGGAGATATTGCGAGTGCCGATGATCGAGAACATCATCCAGCAGTTCGTCATAGTTGGGCGCGATGACATCTTCGATGTAAACATCAGGCATCGAACACCGCCTCCCCATCGGCAGGGG